AATATGTGGCCATCCACGCCTCCATTACTGGGTTTATCGGTTGGGTCCACATCATTGTCTGAAAAACCGCAATTCCAAGCTATTGACGATTTTTTGCCAACACTTTGTGCGCCAAAATCGCCCCACCCGGGCATTGCATATGAACCGATCGTCAATTTTAGCGTTGTATCCGAAATACCGTCAAATTTGATGCCGTATATGTCGCCTGGAAAGATGGTTTTCTCATACGAGTCTATTTGGGCTTCACGAAAATTGCCGTTCATATACAATATATCACTTGCGGTGACGGCTGGGTCGATTTCCAAAATGAAGCTGTCAATTTTTGGTGACGGTGTATTGAAGATGTATCTGTATTCGAATATCAAATCGTCAAGATAATCAACATCCCATGTGATATTCACAACATCCTTTTCCCAGACACCATCGATGAAAATCCGGTAATCGATGCTCGACAATTCGCCATGGTACAGCACCGTGCCCAGTGAAGAACCAACTGCGACTAAAATGTACAATAGAAACACGAATTTTCGCATTATTGTCCAACCCCCAATTCAATCATATATTGTGGCATCAACACTTGCCACGTGGTTTCGCTGCACAGACAGCCCGGGAAAATTGGTGAACCTTTCTCAAGGTACACGTTGTTGAGACATGAAAATAGGTGTTTTGCCCAATTGTTCCGTGAAATTCCAGAATCTTTGAAGAATTCATATGCCGAGTGCACGGCTTTAATGAACTTTGGTTTCTGTTTGGAACTTGGCTCAAATTTACTATTATTACTAACCTCTCGAAACTCCTTTAGTATGGCATCATACAACCAAATCAGCCCATCATCGACGGCTCCTATACTATCATCAACATCACCGGATTGTTTGTCGATTAAATAATTTTCCCAAATAAAATTGTCGGGCAGGAACTGCCACCACTTCTTTGGGGAATTTGCAAGATTACCGTACTTGACCGAAAAGAACACCGATAATGACCATACGTGATTCCAGAATGTACTATTGTCAAGCAATACTTTTGCATAATTACTTATCGCACTACACATATCCTCCACAGAGAAATGTTTCAGTCCATCCAATATAGAACATTCCATGTCATACGACAATTTAACATGCGACTTCCAGGGTCTTTGTCCTTTGTACAAATTCCAGAAGTCAAATATTATGCCAATGTTTTCTGATTGCTGTCTACTGCATTTGACAGTCGGCATTTCCCTGCCGATATGATTTTTGGGAATTTCAACTTCGTCAACATCAGCATCAACTTCGACTTCCTCCTCAATCATATCGGCATCACCATCCATTGGCCGATCTTTGGCATCTTCCACGGCCCTATGTTTTTCCGCATAAAAAAGTTTCCGTTTATTCGCTACCAAGGTCTCATGGATGAGCCCATACCCCACAAGGCGCGATATTAAATTTGATACGTAGGTGGGAGTTGTTCCCAGGAATTCTGACAAATAGGCGTTCGATGCAAAACATCCAGTGCCATCATCAAGATTGTCGATCGCCGCCAACAGAAATTTCTCGGTAAGCGTCAATCTTGGGTCCATATGAATCTTCTTCGATATCCATACGCCCTCAAAGCTTCTTGGCGAATCGACCTTCTTCATTGGTGTCCCACTATTTTGAGGCATGTTTATGGTTGTCCGCATTTTTTATTATGCAATCGCCATGGAGATATCGCGAAAAGGACGTCCTATTTTCATCGACGTACCATGCTATGTAGCTTTTGCCGTGCATCATGAAATGGAAAAAACTGAAATCCGAGCCTATGGTCACGCTCTTCAAACCCATGATTGCCAAAACCACAATTATGCACATAGTCATTGAACTTGCCTTTCTATGACTCATTATACTGTGTCCTTACCTTTCAACATAACACCAAATCACCGGACAGTATTTCTTGTCCAGATAATACAATATCGCCAAACACTTGGGCATTCCCAAGAACTATCACCCCGCCGGAAATTTTGGCTTGTTCGTACACTTGCGAATTGCCGTGTATCGAAGCAAACCCACAAACTGTCGCTTCATCGTAAACCCATGCATCACCATGGGTATGCGCGTTCTCTTTAATAATTGCATTGCCGAATATTCGTGTGCCACCGCATATCGTAGCCCAATCGTGAATCCGTGCATTCCCCTTAACTATCGCACGCTCACGAATTTCTGCATGATCAAAAACCTTAGCCCATCCCATAACGCATCCATGTTGACATACAACGGCCTCATTATATACACCAGCCATGTACTCAACTCGTGCCCGATTATACACCTTTGCATTGTCATAAATCCAACAACTGTCTTTCAATGACAAATTGCCCTCATTTTGAATCCAGCCACCCATGTCTCCGGCATGAACATCCCCAAAATCGCGTAGGGCGCGAATACGATACAGGGTACGACCATTCACAATGGTGGTATGATCTTTTAGTATTTCGTATTTTCGTCCGTTGGAGCCCATAAACCCATACTGCGCACAGCATGGGGTTGCAGACTCAAACTACACGCCGTACAGTATATGCATTGAGACCATTGACGATCTTCGCATTTGGAAGGTACAGCCTGTTGAATCTGGCAATGACCAACTTCTTTGACGCCGGATGTGAGAAGACAACTTCGCGACACAAATCAGTTTCCTTAAGGACAACCCGGTAGCGAAATAACTTCATTGTGTTTTTAGTGTGTGTTGTCATGGATAACCCCATTGAAATTATGATTGGGTGTGCCCGCTGTTCGTGGACAGTCGCACGGCACACCCAATCACTGTCATCGGCCAATACTTATGCAACTGCCCCAGACAAAACATTGAACGCCAGTTGCTTGAGCTTCGAGCCATTGCCGCCCATCACGGCCGACGACATCCTTGCTTCCTGCTCCGAACCACCATTGTCCGGTCGAACGATCAAGTGATGGTCCGTGAATTCGGTGACGGCATTGAATGCTCCCCACTTTGTGCCGTGGACCGGGGCATTGCCAGCACCGGCTTCGAACAGCTCCACCAGCTTTTCGCGCTTATTCTTGGTAATACCGGCAACCTCCTTGCCATCCTTGACCGGAAACAGACGTTCGGTGAGACCCACCATGTCGTCATTGCTGAATTCGGCGTCCAGGAGCTTGTTGAACTCCTGTTCCATGATCTGATAGTAGTTGTCGGTGAGGCGCAGAACCTCTCTTGCCTGATGAATCTTCTTCTGGTAGTTCTGTGTGTGGACGATGTTGATCGAAGCCGGGGTGCTTGTACCGAGTGCGAGACTCAACGTATTGGCGCAGACGACGCGTACGGGTGTCCACTGAACGCGGAGTGCCTCTTTTCCATCGTGAGAGCTGCTCAACAGCAGGTACATGTTGATCAGATCGTCGCCGATTTTGGCATCATTCGGGAATTTGACGGTGCAGAATATCTTACGACCACCGGCCAGTGAAGCCGCCGTATGGAAGACCGCTTGCCCGGAGCCGATGATTTCGTCGATGAATCCGAAACATTCGCTGTTCTGAATGATGTGGTACATGTTGGACGTGATTCCCAAGATGGCGTTGTCGTCATTGCGGACGATTGCCACTCTGTCAGGAACCTGTGTTCCAACGACCGGAATTCCATCGACGGTGTTATTGCCAGCTATGTACAGCGGTCGTTTTTCACATGTCCAGTCCATGCCCGCAAGCTTGATCGCGGCAGCGGCTGTTACTTCCTTCTCGACGGCTTGACCCAAACCGTGCCATGGAACCTCCCCTGTGTACATCATGCAATCCTGTCCGTTACGATTCTCAATTTCATGCGACATGCTAAATTCCCCAAAATGGTGTTAGGAAGAAAATGGCTTTCTTTTCTACATAAAGTATAACATATGGAAAACTCCTGTGCAAGTACCGAAATGGCCTGAAATGGCCTTCCAAATATTTCCAGGTATGTAGTTCGTAACGTTCCTAACGCTCATAGGGTTTTGCGGGATTTCTTGGCAAATTCGTCCGCATAGTGTTTGAACATGGCGTCGAAACTCCCCCCGAATTTTTGAATCGCCTTTCTGACCCATCCATTTAATGTCCGATGACACGAACAACACAATACCCCAACATGGGTCCCGGAATCATCGTCAAAATCCAACGTTGGGAAAACCCCGGTACTTCTGGAACATATGTCGCAAACCTTCAATCGATTTATATCAACATCTGTGGAACATGCCTTCCCAAATTGAAATCCACGCCAATCTGCGGTACTCCACGATATATTTCCCGGTGGATGTTCCATGTATTCAAGATATGGGGTGATAAATTCACAAAATTCCGCGTAATTTGAGAATAGAACGACGGCCTTGTCCGTCCCAGCCCCACCACCACATTTTTTGGAACGTCTTCGGGATTCTCGCCGAACAATTTTTCTACATTCTTGGCAATATGGGGAAGCCGATACTCTTGGTGTCTTGTTACATCGTTCGCACATCATAGGTAATTTAGGCATTGCAAATCCGTATACAAATATGGGCTCACTGTCAAACCCGTCTTTTCGCAGTTTTGTCCAGTGAGCCCTTAAACAAAGCCCCCAAACACCAATTTTTGTTTTATTATACTGTCGGGAATCAATGCAATTGAAAATCATGATGTGCCGGGTCTGAAAGAGGAGGAATGGAAAAAAGACCCGGCACACCCGAGCACTTACTTGTGATTCATATCTCACCGTCCTTTCCTACGATTAGTGGAATATTCTTCCAAGTGTGTACCAAATATTATACTTCCAGGCAATTCCAGAATTTAATGGAAGTATTACAGGCGGCAATTTCCAAATTGATATGTATCAATTTCCAAATTGATATTAGGGTATATGCAGGCGGCAATTTCCAAATTGTTATGTATCAATTTCCAAATTGATATGTATCAATTTCCAAATTGATATATTTTTCTTTTTTATTTTTTTGGAAAAAAAATACAAAATAAAATTTATAAAAAAGTGTATAAAAAATTTCCAATACCATACTATATACTATATACTATACATTAGGCAATCGGAATCCTGGGTGCTTCGATTGATATTGATCTTGGGTTTGGACGTATTATTTTCTCGGAGTGTCGATCTGTGTACGATTCCAAAAGATATTACTTGTGTGCCGGTTGCTTTTCCTAGTTAATAGGCCAATACGAATTTTTCGAATATCTTGGAAGTGAACCCAATATGGCAATCACGAATCCCTTCAAGCTCCTAACCAAACTTACCCCCAAACCCACAACCATCCCCGCTGCAGAACTTAAGGGCAAGGTCTCTAAGGAGGACATTGATACCCTCAGGCGGTTGGGTATTACTCTTAACGAACTCACACACAAGGTACAACTTGAAACCACCGTCAATTATGACCGCATACAGCTATACGCCGAGGTTTCAAGGAGTCTTGAGCATTGGTTCATGGGTCCGGCGTTGGGTTTGTACGCAGATTATGTGACGAGATTCAATTCGCTTCAAAATTCCTCGGTCTGGGTCACATCCGACGACCCAATATATCAGAGAGAGATTACCAAGTTGCTTGAGAGAATCGGTATCGAGGAGAAAATTTTCGATTGGGCATGGACCACTGGTGGATTCGGTGATTTGTTCATCGGCGTTAAGGGTCAGCCCGGACTGGGTGTTACTTCGATTGAGGACGACGAACACCCACAGAATTATTCGAGAATAGACCATGATGGGTGTTTGATTGGGTTCTACAGGACGCCCACAGGCGGAATGTCCAGTGGTCCGCAGAAAGTTATCCCCCCGTGGGAGTTGGTCCATATGAGAGTTTTGGGCGCGAAGCGCAAGCGCCCGATATATGGCGATCCGACACACATGGAATTCCGTTCCGCATACCTAATGTCCGGCACCGACACCAAACAAATCACGTCTCGCTATGGTACTTGTCTCCCAAGACACATGTTGATAGATACAGATTCAGGCATGCGCCAAATTGGTGATATTGTGGACAAGAAGTTAAGGGTTAATGTTAAGTCCTATAATCGAAAAACCGGTTTGGTTGAATATAAACCAATTGTGAATTGGTTCCGACGCACGAACGATGAAAGCCTTGTGAGAATAAAATTCAATAGCAGGAGTCAAGGAAAACAAATCGTATGCACCCAGGATCATTTGATACTCACGAGTGACAGGGGGTGGGTTCGCGCATGCGACATAACATTAAACGACAAACTGATGGTTGAGTCATTCGACATATCGGATGATCAAAGACAGGTGTTGATTGGCGGAATTCTTGGCGATGGGTCGTTTTCAAATAGGTATTCAAAACTATTAAATCGATATGTTGCCAGTGAATTCACATTCACACAGTCGTCCATACACAAAGATTTTATGGACTGGATTGTCAGAAATTTGAAAAATCTTGACCCAGCGGTGTTTGGGATTGTCAGGAAATCGAGAGTTAATGAGTCCAAGTTGAATGGCACCACGACTCTTAGAACGAAAAAATGTGTTGGTTTTGATGATATATATCGCGCTGGGTATCGTGGTGGGAAAAAATACATTACTAGAGAATTGTTGGACATGCTAACCCCATTTGGTCTTGCCGTGTGGATCATGGGTGATGGCTCATTTGCGTGGAGTTCTGGTGCTTACAGAAAGGATAAGTATAGACAACCACCAAGATTGAAATCCATCATATGTACCGATTCTTTTAGTAGAAAAGAGTGCGAAATCATAAAGCAATGGCTTTTTGAAAAATATGGCATAAAGTCAAGAATTGGTTGTCCGCCGTCAACAAATAAGTGTAGAATAATTATGGAGAGACGGGCAACCGATAAGCTTCGGGAAGTCATAAAAGAGTATCTTGTTGTTGACGAGACCAAATCTGGGAGCGACAGGAAAGTGTGGGTTGCGGATGATATAACTGTCGGTGATTCTGTGGTTGTTGTTCCAGTGAATGTTGATTCAGTTGAGTTGTTCGTTTCTAAACGTGGACAAACCGATAGAGAGGTTTTTGATGTAGAGGTTGCGGACAACCACAATTTCTTTGTCAATGGGGCGGTTGTTCATAATAGTATTATGCTTGACGGGATACCTGTTTACAAGCGATTGCGATTGGCCGAGGATAGCTTGTTGATGGCCCGGTTGACTCGCGGAATTCTTCGTTACATATGGAAATTGCGATGTGATTCATCGTCGATTGAATCGGTCGAAGCCCTGATTTCCCAGATGGGCGGCATACTCAAGAAAGCCCGGGCACTTGATACATCGGCGGGTTCCCCAAATTTCGATTCAAAATTCAGCACACTTGCCGGTAATGAAGACATCATAATGCCGGTTTTCAGTGATGATGTTAACGATTTGGCGTGTGAAAAAATCGGCGGCGATGTTGATATTCGATGGATTGTCGATATCCAGGAATTGAGACAGCAGTTGGCATGTGCGATTCGCGTACCACTTTCACTTCTTGGTGGGTTTGTTAATGAGGCTACCGGGGCATTGGGCAGCGAGTCAATCGAGAAGCTTGATGTCGGGTTTTCGCGTACGGCAAGGAGATTGCAGCGGGCGATTCGTCAGGGAATTAAGAGAATTGCCCAAATCCATCTTGCATATATGAATATGGATCCTGACCCGGCGCTGTTCGACATCATGATGTCCGAGGGCTCTACCGCCGAGGAGGAAGTGGCTAGGGACTCTCTTGAAAAGGGTGCCGACAGTGTACAAAAGATGCTCGATGTTTTCGATGCTGTGGGCGTTCCCATCGATAAGGCAAAGCTTATCGACTATTTGAATCGTAAAATTATCAAGCTCGACGACTTCAATGTCTATGATTACATACTTCCAGGCGGCGATGTTGAGAACCCACAAATTACTGATTCTGTGGAGCCGTTGGTGGCTAAAAAGACACCAATCAACGAAGCCGCGATTCGGGAAGTTCAGAGAATTAAGGCCCGGGGCGTCCACAATACAGATTTGGTTTCCTATCTACCAATCGATGGTTCAAATGACAAACCGGTTGGTTCTGTATTTATGGACCGAACAAGGGATATCTGGGAAGAAATGTACGGGGAATCAACCGTAAAGGTCGATCCCAAGACGACCAATGAGAACAACGGCAAGTAGTTCCAAGGTACTTCGTTTGTCGTCCCTTTTAATCCACGACTCGATTGCATATCCTGATGTTTAATCTGGTCGTGGATTCGCAGTATAATTTATTGTGGTGTCGATATGGCGATGGCAGCACACAAATTTTTGGTTTTGGGTGTCAACGATAAATCGATTGAAATTCCCAATTGGTTGATTGATAAGGCCAGATATTTGGGGATATCGGTCGTCCCGGGTATGGACAAGTATTCAATAATCTGGGAAATACAAAAACGTGAAGGCTACAATCCATGCTATGGACAGGTAAAACCCGAGAAAGGGTGTCCATATGTGAATTGTTGTTTCAGAGAATTTTGTCTTGGATTAAGGAAATAAGAAATTTATAAATGGGGGGTTTTCGGTATGCAGGACCAAAATGCTTTCGCACGTGTATTTTCTTGGGTCATGCTAAGCATCACAGCCATTATCTTACTGCTTCTCATTCTTGGTGCGGTCGCCGGTTGCAATTGTGCGATGCAAAATCCTACACAGGACGGTCCGGCAGTAGTTGACCCCACCACGCCGGTGGGTATGGCTGTTGAAGTCGCGAGAAAAGCCAACTGGTTGGTGTGGTTGTCCATCCCCATCATATCGTTGGGTGTAGTCGGGATTTTTAACGGTGCAACCAAATTGGGTTTTTCGGCTGTGGTTTTCGGCTCGATGTCGCTGTTCATGTCCATGGCTACCGCACAGTATGGTAAATACATGGGAATGATCGGTCTTATCATCGGGATTGTTGCCAGTGCCGGGGCAGTCGCTTATTCGATACTGGTTAAGAATAAGGCGCTGACCCAGATAGTGAACGCCGTGCAGGAGATAAGAAAGAGCGAATCTGTGCCCGATACCGTGTCCATGGTCGTTGATTCGATTCTCGATAAGCACGAGGACGAATCTACAAAGACTTTGGTTAAGAAGGTTAAGGGTGACGTCTGATGCGGAAACGTGTACTGTTACCAGATGGTTCGATGTACGAATTGCCACCCGAGGCCGAAAGGCTCAATAACCTAGTCGCCCTTGGGGCTCTGGTTTTTCTTGTCATTGCGCTATTGGTTGGCCATTTTGTATTGAGAAGTACCAATCAAGTGAATCCCACACAAGAACATATGATGGTTGATACCAACGATTTTGGGGTTGGATATGACGACTGAAAATTCATCGACCGCAATTGGCCGTCTTGCCATGATTGTTATGTCGGTGTTTATAGCACTTATCGTGGTGGCGATATTTAACATCGACGGCCGATTGACCGTCATTGAACGAAAATTGAATGAAGTGCAGGCCATACGGCGGATTGATGCCATATGTTCCGAAGTAGAGGCCAAGAATCAACGCCTGAAAGCCAAATTGGATGACTTAGATCAGTATCTTGACAATATGGAATCGATGCCCGATGGCCACTCATACATGCCGGACGGCGATTTATACTAACAGGCGGCATGTAACCATCACTACATTTTAGGGGAAATCCATCATGAAGGCAGACGAAAAGAGTTTCAGTCTTAAGGGTTTGGTTGCGATTTTGGTGGTTTGTGGTCTGGCCGCTGGTGGGTTCATTTTCGCGGTTCTGTGTCTGAAATGTGATGTTGAGGGGCTTGGCAGGGAATTCAGAGTTTCGCAGGCGAACAGACAGTACGAGATCGTTAGAATTTGTGAGCAACTTGAGATTCTGCGAAATAAAAACTCTGGAATAAGACAACAGATGCTTAACGAAGCCATGAAATCCGTGGTTCATATTTGTGTTGACAGTCCCATGGGCAGTTGGCAGGGTTCTGGCTCCTACGTAGGCGACGGTCTGATTTTGACCGCAGGACACGTTGTTGAGGGCGCGACATCGTTCAGGTGTACCTTCAATGATGGTCTGGTCATTGATTCGACGAAAAGCTTCCAATGTCAGGATTTCGACGCTGGGTTCATTTATATTGGTGATGACGTTAATGAACCGGCGTTGGAGTTCGATCTGACCCCGGTACTGGTTGGTGATGATGTCTATTGTCTTGGCAATCCATATGGGTGGCCCTTGAGATTCACGGCCACGTTTGGCATGGTGTCTGCGGTTGGTCGAGACATGGATGGGTTTTTCGGTAGTAAGTTGATGTATCAGGCGGATTTTGCGGCCTACCCCGGGAATTCCGGTGGTCCGGTCCTTAACCCCAGCGGCCAGATTGTCGGCATTCTGGTTGGTGGTTTCGCGAATGCGGACTGCATTTCCCTGTGTGTTCCATCAGAACCCATGGATGCATCGCGCCTTGTCTATTTAGCGATGCTATATGTGGAGAGCATCAAATAATGGACCATGTAAGGATTAAACAACTCCTTATGGAATTGAACACCATAAAGCGCACGCCAACGCCTCTTGAGTATTCAAGGAGAGACGGTGGCCTGCACCTACCAATGAATTTTCCGTGGGAAATTGGTTGGCACATGTGTCGCATTGAGAGATTTTGCCCGAGATTTAGTACGCCCAATGGGTTTCACAATTTGACGGCTTAGAAACGAGGGGTTGTGATGTCTGAACCCAAGAATCCAATTGACTCGCTTGATGATCCTGTATTGTCGGAATTTTTGAAGCTTTTGTCTGGCGATGACGATCAATTACCGGTTACGGATGGGGAACTTAACATGTTGCATGGGTCCGGGCCAGAGTCCTAATTCATTCATATCATAATTAATCAGTTAGACTAAACCCCAGTCAGGGATTTTTTGGGTGATTTTCCTGGGCTGGGGTTTCTTTTTGTTCATTTCTATAGTTCCATGGGGTAATCATACTATATATATGGCTTTTTTTACATTATAGCCGATATGTACAAATGTTTCTTATCCAATCTTAATCCCGAAATAAATGGAGCCGGTTCTTGTGGTTTGTGGACCGGTTCCATTTTTGTGTGTTCGTCTGGGGAAGTTATGTTTCATGGGGGTATGTAGATGATGGTTGAAGTAAAGGTTCTTGCCCGGTTGGTCGAAGCCAACACCTATTTTAGGGATTCGTCTTACGATTCGGTTCTTGATTCGGCAAATGGTCATTATCACAACGGGAGATTTCTGGAATGTGTCGCACAGTTGGATAAATTACCCACCGTCGATGCACTGCTCCATGCGTTGATCGAGAAGCTTAAGGGTAAGTCTGTGTATGACACCCTTAAACGTATATGTGAGGGTAAGGCCCAGGAGTACATGGTGGTTGCTAAGGGGTTCAGTTCTCTGCTTACCCACACTCTCATAGAAATTGAACACGGGAATCTTGAGTATAGGCGGTTGATTCCCGTGATCATGGAACAGTTGTCAGAGGTTTCACATGCGGTGCTCTCTGTCAATACACGTATAGACAGGACAAATGATCTTGTCAATGCACGTATAGACAAGGGATAATATAAAGAGCCACCCACAATGTTGGGTGCCGAAAGGGGAATTTGGTTATGGCAGAAAAAGTTTACAAAGTGAATGAGTCGGTGGAGTTGGGTTATCAGGCCCCGGGCAGAGCCAGTGGAAAAGTCGTCATTGCGGAAATCTATCTTCCGAATAAGGCAAAGGATTCGAATTTTCCGGACATCACCCTAGTTGAAGTCGGGAACTCTGGAACCTATCGTGGTTCATTCACCCCGGACGCACAGGGCGAGTGGCAGGCAATATTGCATTTGGATGACGGTGAGGGGCAAGTCGTAAAGAGATTTTCTGTAGGTGGTCATAACGTCCATTCTGTGGGCGAAGCGGTTGGTGGTGTTCATGGCGCTATCGATGCTGTGGAAGTGAAAGTTGACGCCGTGGATGATAAGGTTGACGCCGTGGATGCAAAGGTAGTGGCTGTGGATGCCAAGGTCGATGCCGTGGATGCGAAAATCGACGGTTTGGAACTCCAGGTAGACTCGCTTGATACACCCCCGATGGCTTTCTAAGAGACAATGGAAAACTCACATGGGTTCATAACGTGGCAGAAAATTATCCAGTGGGTAAAAATAGGATATTCTATAAGGCCACCGCTTTCAGAGAGAATTTAGTTGTTACCGTAGACGTTCTTGACCCACAATTCAATAAGTATTGCGGAATACAGTTGGTGGAAGTTGATGGAATGGGTGGGTTATACTACTTTGATTTCACATTTGAGATAGGGACTTATTTGATGGTGTTTTACGAGTGTGGTCAAAAAACTGTGTCTCAGGTGTACAACGCTTTGGGTGGTGGTTCGTGTAATTTTCCTGCATACAAAATTGGTGGTTCGTTAATCAATCGGTAGTCCCTTATTGTAAATGAGGTTCCAAATGGCGTTCGTGGTCAATAGTTCGTTGATAAACATTCAAGCCGGGAGTCTTCCGCAAGATCTCGCGCCAACTGATTCCCCACAATTCCAGGGATTAAAAATCGATACACTTAATGGGATCCTACATACCGAAGACGGCGTTGTGTCGCAGTTGGGTGTAGATGCGGAGCTTGGGAGTTTTATAGTTGAGGGGTAAACTGGCATGGCTGAGTATAGAATACCGGTAGAAGAAACGTTTTGTTGGCAGAAACCAGTAAAGAGTAAGGTTTTGGAGACCGCACCGGCAGAACCCACAAAGGGTGATCGGTACATAGTTGCTGGTCTTGGTGGTGGCTGGTCCGAAGCCTCGGTCAATGACATAGCATGGTACGATGGTGCAGCTTGGAAATTTGATACACCGGCAGAAGGTTGGGCTGTGCATGTCGATGCCGATGATCTGGTTAACATTTTCGATGGTTCAGATTGGGCTCCGATCACGGCTTCGGACCCGAATTCGCATGTTCAGGGGACCGATACGGTTTTGGACTCTGGTGGGGCAAATGAAGTAACCGCTGCGCAAGCCAAAGAAGCGTATGATTCCCGGGCACAATGGGACGCAGAACTTGGGTGCGTAGTTTTTGACATATAGGATAATTGACCTATGACACAATACAGAGTTCCAGTGCTGGCCGATGGATTGACTCCCAGTAGGATGGTTGCCGCCGATGCATCCAAACAATTGGTGTCGGTCGATGCGCTTACCGCGTGGATACAGGGCTCGAGCAATCAGATTGAAGTCGTCGATAATCTTGATGGGACGGTTACTCTGTCTTTATCAAGTGGTCCGATCACCCCCGGCGACATAATCTACAATTCGGGAAAAGTTCCGGTCAATGCCGGAAATTCCGCGCATGGTGGTGGGGCAGTTGTTCACAATTCTTGGCTTGAACCCACATTTACTGGCTACACCCACGGTCAAGGAGCATCAGCATTTCGTGGTGGGTGCTTTGACGGCAAGTATGTATGGCTGGCCCCAGATAGGAGCAGCAACATCATAAGGGTGAATCCCGCGAACGGTACGATGACAGCCTTTGCCCATGGACAGGGGGATTTCGCTTTTGTTGGTGCATGTTTCGACGGCGAATGTGTGTGGTTTGCGCCATATAATTCTACCAACATTTTGAAAATAAATTCCACGACCGGCGAGATAACCACCTATGCCCATGGATATGGCGATTATAAGAATTTCGTGGGCTGTTGTTTTGATGGCCGGTACGTATGGATTGCCGGTAACGTAATTGGTTCGGTATTAAGGGTTGACCCCACGGATGGTTCGATTACCGGGTTTGAGCATGGGCAGGTTTCACATGCATTCTATGGGTGCTGTTTTGACGGCCGGTTTGTGTGGTTCCTTACCAACTGTGCGGCCAATCTTGTGAGAATGGACCCAGTAACCAACGTTATGACTGAATATCCGCATGGGTTGGCGGGGACTTCGCTGTTTCGTGGTGGGTGCTTTGATGGCCGTTACATTTGGTTGGCTCCCCACAAGTCTTCGTATGTGGCAAGATTTGACCCACTTGAGGAGACTTTCGAATTTTACGAGCACACATATGGAGATGAGGCATTCGCCGGTATCACATTTGACGGCTATAATCTGTGGATGGTGCCTTTCGGTTCGGATTCACTGGTAAAGATCAACCCAAACATTACGTCGTTGCTCGACAGCAATACGTCGTTGTTTACCGCCTATACCCATGGGTACGGCGAGAATGCATTTGATGGCGGCATATTTGATGGCCGAAACGTTTGGTTGGCTCCCTGTGAATCTGATGATTTGGTAAAGTTTGTGCCCCAAGAGTTTGGTCTTTTGGCGGCTTCACAGTCGGCACCGTCTGGTAATGGATTACACAATAAAATTTACCATACGGGACGTTCGGCCATACATGCCGGTAGCAATGGGTACAGTGGTGGAACTCCCCCACACAATGTCTGTAATACACCAACCACACAGGGCTATGCCCACGGACAGGGCGACGGCACATTCTCCGATGCCATATTTGATGGCACGTCCGTATGGTTTGTGCCTTTGGATTCCGATAATGTGGTAAAGATGGACCCAGTTACCGGCGAATTAACAACTTACGCACATAGTCAAGGAGCATCAGCATTTCGTGGTGGGTGCTTTGATGGTCGTTACATTTGGCTAGCGCCCTATCGATCGGCCAATATCATAAAGTTGGACCCCACCAATGGAACAATGACCCCGTATGCCCACAGTCAAGCGGACTACGCTTTTAAGGGTGCGGTTTTTGATGGCAAGTACGTGTGGCTAATCCCATTCTCTTCCGCCAATATAATAAGAGTTACTCCTTCGACGGGTGCACTACAAACCTACGCACACAGTGCTGGAACTACCCAGGCATTTGCCGGTGGGTGCTTTGACGGTACGTATGTTTGGATGTGTCCGCAAAGATCCGCCAATATAGTAAGAATTACTCCCTCTGATGGGTCACTTGAAACTTATGCACATGGTCAGGGTGACTGGTCATTTAATGGTTGTTGTTTCGATGGCACATACGTTTGGTTGGCTCCCTATCAATCGGCAAATCTTCTGAGGTTTGACCCCACCGATGTAGAAGCTACCATGGAACTGTTCGCCCACGGGCAAAATACCAACACTTTCGCCGGTGCAATCTTTGACGGAATTTCGATCTGGTTGGTTCCTGCAGGCTCCGACAATATCGTGAAGGTAAATCCCATAGACGGTACGATGACGGCTTTTGCTCATGGGTTATCAGCAGAACCGTTTGATGGTGGATGCTTTGATGGTTATTGCATCTGGTTTGCACCCATACAGAATGATGTTGATATTACAAGATTGATTCCCCCGGAAATAGGCACCGCATGGTATCCGTCGAATTCTGCACCGGTAGCAAGCGACGTTATTGTCAATAAAATTGTGAATTCGGGACGCAAACAGAGTGCTTTTGGTGGTGCGGGTCTCGGGCAGGGCGCACAAGTGTTGATTTCCGCGTATACGCCGATATTGGATACTTACGCACATGGCAAGGGTGATTATGCGTTTTCCGGTGGGTGCTTTGATGGCAAGTACATTTGGATGGCCCCTCGCAATTCTGACGATGTGATACGCATAGACCCGAGAGACGGGTCGTTCGATTCGTATGCACATAGTCAGGGAGATATTGCATTTTCCGACGCGGTGTTTGACGGCACGTACGTTTGGTTGATACCCATGCGGTCTTCCAACATCGTAAGGGTTACCCCCTCGACTGGTGCGCTTCAGAATTATGCACATGGCAAGGGTGATTGGGCCTTTCAGGGTGGGTGCTTTGATGGTCGTTACATTTGGTTCATTCCTTATGCACAGGCCAATGTTGTGAGATTTGACCCAGTAAATCAAGCAATGGTGGATTATGAGCATGGGTATGGTGCTGCCGCCTATCCATTCTCCGGTGCCTGTTTTGACGGTACATACATCTGGATGGCGGCTGATAATTCCCCGGATAACATGAGGCTTGATCCCAGTAATGGGAGTATGACCAAATATACGCACGGTTTGGGTACCGGCGTTGGTGCGTTTAATGGCTGTGTGTTTGACGGTAAATATGTTTGGTTTGTTCCCACCAATGTAGATTCGGTTTATAGACTTGACCCCTCAGGCACTTCTTATGAGACATTCGCACATGGGCAGGAGTCCGGTTCATTCATGGGTGGAGTGTTTGATGGCAACAGTATTTGGTTAATGCCCCACAATGCATCAAATCTTGCAAAGGTTGATCCCGTATCCGGTGCGATAACCACCTATGCTCACAGTCAGGGAACCCAAGTGTTTAAGGGTGGAATCTTTGATGGTCACCACATTTGGGCTTGTCCTTATCGTGGTAGTAATATAATGAGAATAACCCCATTGGAGTGGGCAAATGCTGGCTATCAACAGGATGTATCGACAACCGCACAACCCACATTTGATGGCAGTAAAATAGTGCTTGCGCAACAGACTGCGGTTTCTGACCCATCCGGTGGTGCAACGGTTGACGCCGAGGCAAGGACTGCAATCAATACACTGATAGACAGGCTTGAGGCCGTTGGTATTTTGGCACCGTCGGCATAAATTTGGTGATTAAATTATGAGCATTGCCGGTAAAATCGCGGCCAAGTTGTTGAGGAAGTTGATAGACGATCAATGTCCCAAGTGTGGGAAATCGTCTATGATTCACAAATCCGGGGAATTCACGTTTGATCCCCCAACCGGTGCGGTTGGTGTTCCAATCATAGTTCCAAATGCGGAGTGGTTCGAGTGTGAGGATTGTGGAGAAAAGATTCTCTCCTATAGTGTACTGCAACGAATTCACAAGAGGCGACGATAATGGACGAAAAACAGGTACAGGAAGATCATGACACAATGATCCGTGTGGAGACCAAACTTGACACGATCGGCGTTCAGTTCAGCAACCATCTGCAGCACCATTGGGCAATCACGATCACGGCTTTGGGTTGTGCGGTTGCTGGTTGTATAAATTTCCTCATTGGCATAATAATGATCTGTATTAAATGGCAGAAGTAAGGCAGTAAATAGACCAGACTAGACCAGACTTTAAAGGACTCGATATCATGCGTATTGCCAAAATAATCTATGATTCTCAGGGGCACACCGGGAACGTTTACTATGCAAGGTTCGTCGATGATTATGACGGCAAAATCTGGAACGATGCCGCTGCCGCTATGCAGGATTTGCCCGAGTGGGCGGATTCAGCGGTTGCCCTTGCCGAAGTTGGTGAGACCGGACAATTTATGGTACTGATTCCCGATGATCTTCCGCTGGGTCGTCGCTATGACGTATTGGTTTACAAACAGGCTTCATCGGCACCCGAGAACACCGATGATGTGGAAATGCAGGACGTTTTGACGAACGGCGGCATTTTTGGTTTCTAATATCGGGGGGTATATAAGACATGAATCTTTTTGAATACATTGCTGACCACAATCGCGCAAAACTCGGTGAAGATGCTGCCGCAGAACTCGCAAAGGCTATGGGTCTTGTATCAAAGGATGCTCCGATCACCGAAGCTGGTGACGATCCCGATGCGGAACTCGCACATGAGCCCACAGAGAACCCAGAATTGGAAGACGGAGCAACGGGAAAGCCCAAGGAAAAACCCGACAATCAACCGGGTTTTACACCCCCACCCGAGGACTTGGAGAAGGAAGAAGCGATAAAGGAATACGTTGGGCATACGGACGATCAGCACTATTATCTAGTAGTCGCCGATGATGGCGATTTGCAAGTGATGAATCAGGAAAGCAAGATGTTGTTGTCGGCCAAGGAAGTTGGGGTCGATAATACCGATCGTGCGGAGTTCCTGAAACGCGCATTGCAAGACTTGGAAATCGATTATGTGACCCGCAACATTGCCATAAAGTACCTGCTGCCGGAGGAGGAACCCGAGGAGCCGGAAGCCGATGATGAAGTCGGTGAACCCAAGGACGCAGAGCATCCTGATGATGATAAAGAAGTTGTGGATGAACCGGCAATTCAGCCCAATGAGTCCAAGGTCAATGAGGATGAATCGCCAGTATCAAAGACTTTGCAGCAGTATGAGGATCGCGGATTTGAGGGCATGGATGCGAGCCTGGAAGTCAGTCTCTACGATCAGGGGTTGATTTGGAAAGAAACCGAGGGTTCCCCGGAAGTTGCGAAGGCCGAGGGTCGTGGTGAATACCTGTTTATCTATGGTGTGGGTCGTTCCACCGCTGAGGATGATTTTGATAGATTCGACTATGGATACTACAGTGAGGAAGATCTCGGTAACGATGTCCAGACATTTATCAATGTAGAGGACGTGGCAAAGACCAGTGGAATGACCCCCGAAGAGTGGCTCAAGGCCCCATTGCCCAATAAAGTCTTTGATCTTATCATGTATTACGGGCATGAGAACATATTTGGGTCGCCGAGTGAAGGCTACGAGATTTTGAAGGATGAACCCATGGATAATTTGCCTGCTGGCGAACTCGGTGAAGCGAAGACCAGAACTATAAAGGAATCCATCGAGGTCGAGGATGACGGCCATACGTTCAACGTTTCTCTGGTCGATGATGGGACGATGGACACCGTGATTAGCATAAATGGTAAAGAATTCCGTTTCGATTCGGAGTTTGCCTCCTATTGGCGCGATGATGACGGCGAATTGGATGATTCTGGGCTTATGGAGCTTGCCCGCGATGCACTGGCGAACATGGAGCCCGAGGAATACGAGGAGTTGGTTGGGTTGACAGAAGCCAAAGTCAAGACCAAAAAGCCGGTAAGTGAAGAGCTGGATCCCAAGGTCCCAGTCATTGATCTTGATGATGTTAAAAAGAATGAGGACGGAACCATTAAGTACATCACCATGGACGTGAATGGGCATAATGTCAAGGTTTGGGCCGAAAATTCCGCACCGGAGGATCTCGCGGATGATTTTAAGCATGAAATGTTGAACGATATAACAGTTGTTCCACACTTCAATCTGGAAACCGGCGAGGACTGGCTCGATTTGCTCGTTCACAATATCTACCATGACATGAATGATGAAATCAGAGGCGAGATTTTCCCACAAGGATTGTACTTTGACGATCAGCCGGGTGCCGACGAATCCAAGGCCAATGGCCCGAAACCCATCTACATGGATTTGGAGAAGGTCAATGTCAATGAGGATGGTGTGGTCAAGAGCATAAGACTGAAACTCAACGGTATCTTGCTTGAAGTATTTGCCGCGAGCCATGCTGTGGACGGCAGTCTTGGTAGTTCCATACTGGACGGTTTGTCCGCCGACGTCGTTGGCATGGACTCAAAGGATAACGAAGATGTTATTCGTAGAGTAGTTCGCGAAGTGTGGTCCAAGGTGGATGGCAAGACCAAGAACAAAGTGTATGGTGCGAAGCCCAAGGCCGGTAAATCCAAGGTCGAAGAGGCGAACGGAAAAATGGTGATCGTAGACGTAGATGGGGAGAAACACGAGGTTGGGCCGGGTGTCAATCTGTCTGGCAAAGATCTTGGGGGGGTAAATCTCACCGGTGTTGATTTATCAGGCGCAATTCTTCAAAGGACAAATCTCCACGGAACTATTCTCACTAATGCCAATCTATCCGGTGCTGATCTTTCTTTTGCGAGTTCCATTGGAACTGATTTTGTGGGTGCCAATCTATCCGGTGCCAATCTATCCAATGCCGATCTTCGGGCCGCTGATTTTTCCAATGCGGATGTTAGTGAGGCTGTTATTAAAAAAGCCAGTCTTATTGAAGCTACCCTTGTTAATGCCAACTTTAGTGGTGCTGTTTTAAGTAATTCCAATCTATATACGGCCAATTTGAATGGCGCTGATTTTTCTGGTGCTGCTTTGGAAGAAGTTAATCTTCGCAGTACCCACGCGATTGGCACCAACTTTGAGGGTGCCAATCTGACCAATGCTGATTGTTTTATGGCTAAGCTGATCAATGCCAATTTTCTTTCGGCCAACACCGATGGTACTGATTTTACTGGTGCACGTATGAATGGTGCAAAATTTGATGATGTGGCAAAGGCCCAAACAAAGATAGACAAAAGAAAGTCGCGAAGTACGCGTAAAAATAGTAATGAAACGGTTATTGAAAGGTCAACGAATATGAACGGAAGAACGAGACGAAACAGGAGAATTGGTGAGGCGGCTGGTAACAAATCGAAGGTCGGTGTTTTGTACACCAGTAAATTGCAGGCGGACGGCTGGGAGTGGTTCGAGGATGATTCATTGACCGGTCAGGATGGCGGCGCGGCATGGAAAAAATTGGGTGGTGGAAAGTGGGGATTTCTAATCGGTGTTTCTCAAGACTACGATTACAATTTTACCAGATTTGTGAAAGTCGAGACCACTGAAAAAACCGTCGCTGAACATTATGACGAACTGTGGGATATGGCCAAGGGTTCCGGGATTAAGGCCGATGAACTAAAATCGATGCCGTTCCCCAAGAAAGTTCTCAACTTGTTGATGATGGATGACGGCATTGGAAGAAGCGAGGGTGCAAAATTGATGTTCGGTGCCGGACCGTATGAAAAAGTGCGCATCGTGGATGACACAACCGATTATGATGAAGACGATGATGACATGGATGAATCTTTTAATGTCAATAAATGCACCGACAGACTGCGGAAACTCCTTAATTTGAAGGACTAATTTAATGGAACGACTTGACGAACAATTGATTACTGGTGGCAAGTTAGTTGAATCCGACAAATCTAAGCTTCCGAGCGGAATTCTCTGCAAGGTCGTTTATCCGGTCTGCAACATTGGCAAACTCAATGCCAACCGTCGTATATATAGACCGGAAGTTTGGGAACATGTATTCGCCGATGAATCCATAAAGACCAAAATTCGGGAACGAAGACTATTTGGTCATGCGGAACATCCGGACCAGACGCAATCCAAGCTGGATTTGACTTCGCATTTCATCAGCGACATGCGGTTGAGTGAAGACCGTACGCAAGTCCTGCAGGAAATGTCCGTGGTCGATACTCCTGCCGGTCGAATCGTCGATGCACTGTTGCGTGCCGGTTGTCAAGTCCCGGTTTCCACTCGTGCTGAGGGCGATTTGGATGAGCAGATTGATGAATCCGGCAATAAGTTCTTCGATGTGGTTCCCGAGTCCTACCGCTACACATCTACGGACTTCACCGCCGATCCCTCCACTTTGGGTGCAATTCCGTTGGAGATAAAACGTGGCGTTACCGAGACCATACACGCGGAATTCAAGGATTCGGTGAAACCCAGCGAGCAAAGATTTGCCAAGATGTTGCTCGAATCCCTGCAGATAGATGAAAGCTCCACGTGGAAGGAAATCGGTTGGGATGAAGAGGGTGGACCCACTCGCATGAAGGGCAAGCGATTGGTCCTGCCGGTTGATTATCGTGGCGTTCCTGCTGGTGATTACACGGTTGCCGATGTTGATGAAAAGGGAGTAACCATTCTGTTCAAAGAGGGTGGGAAAGAACGTCTCACCTATCTTGGAGATTTGGCAAAGACCGATGCACATTTCTTGAGTGGCAACGATGAAAAGACGTATCTTGATGCCAAGAAGAACCCAAAACCCGAAGAGTCGAATGAATCAAAGTTGACGGTCCAGGAAATGGTGACTGTCAAGGAATTCAAAGTTGGGACTCCAGTTCTGTATGGAGACAAGAAGGCCAAGATTTCGAAGATAGAGGAATCCGCGGTTCTGATCACCACGTTGGGTGGTTCATCGGTTGCCGTTAGTGTGCGGGGTGATGCAGAAGTCTTGGTTGGTGCCGACAATCAGATTCGTATTGTTCCGGTGGTTTCACCAACCCCAGTTGAAGTTCCGGGTGAACAACAGGCCGAGCCAGAACCCGCTATGGAACCGGAGGTTGAGGCCCCTGTCGATAATCCTGAACAGGAATTCGAGGATGAATTGTCCGACGAGTTGGGTCAAGATAGGATGGTTCCCGAGAGTATACGCGAGACCAAGACCATTAACGCCATGTACAAAAAGGCTGGGTTACCAGTTCCAGATGGTAAGGGGATACATACAAAAGCTTTTCATAAACTTTCGGTGGAGGTTGCCAAAGGATACCTCAAGAAGGGGGATTCCAAAGAAGTCGCAATGAAGAAGGGATACGCGACGGCCATGAAACAGTTGGGTAAGGAAAAAGCGGTTAAGGCCGAACATCGTAAAGATGAATCGGCAAGTATTCTAGGCGAGATCACAAGGCTTAAAATCGCGGAAGCCACAGCCCGGGCAGAAGTCCAGGCATTGAGTGAAGCCATTGAATCGGGCGATTCTTCAAAGATCCAGATTAAGATGGCAATGTCGAAAATTAAGGGGTTGAAGGAATCTCTTACTGCTGCTGGGGTCAAGGAGCAGAGTTTGCTTTCAGAGTTGGGCATCAAATCTAAGAAGTTGGATGAAATGGTTGCCAAACTCAAGGTGTCCGAGGCCAAGATTAAAGATTTGACCCACAAACTCGATGAATCGACCAAGAAGTTAGTGGAAGCCTCCGAAGAAGCCAAAGAAGCGACAAAGCGGGCGATTGCCGGAGCAGAGGCTGGGTTCAAAGAGGAGCAAAGCAAAGCGGTTTCCGAGGCCGTGGAATCAGCTAATGCAGAACATGACAAGCGGATAAAAGCAATTCTCCGCGAGTACATAGATGGAAAACTTGGTGGACTTACGGTTAGCGCAAAAGTTCGGGCACTTCTCGAACAAAGCAAGACCCTTGCCGAAATCGACGAATCCCTTGAGGAGCACAGGGATTGGAAGAGGCGACGCGCACTTCGCGAAGCACCGGTCGAGGACGTCATTGTTGAAAGCCGCGAACCCAAAGTCGATCCCAAGATGGAGGCCGCAAGGAGCATTATCAGAAACGTATTGAAGCTATAATTCCTTTTTGAGGAGTCTACTACCATGAATCTGTCCGAGCGTATGAAACAGGAAATGGCCGTGATGGAGAACCAGCGCATGGCGCTGCTCAACCATCCGGACATCAAGCCGTTGGTCGAAATGGCCGCAGAGGGCTTGGAGGCCGAGCATGGCCGCAAAATGAGTCTCTATGAGAAGCTCTGTCTCGCCCAGGTATTGCAGAACGCCCGCGTTGATGCAATGGCCAAGAGAAGTAGCAAGCTTTTCGAGTCCACGACCGAAGACAGCATCAGCTTCTTGGGCATCCAGCTTCCGGTGATTGCCGCGTTGCTGCCGAGTCTGGTGTTGAACGATATCGCGACGACCCAGCCCATGGATCGCCGAATCGCTGCGGTCTTCTATCTGAACGTTTTGGCCGGTAGCACCAAGGGTGAGGTTACCGCTGCCGATACGCTGATGAGTGCGAAGACCGGCCACAATTCCGCGAAGGGTGCACGCCAGTTCGCAATGGCGGGTGTCCATCGTGAGTTGATCGGCACGGGCGAGTTGTCCTCCGAGACAGGATTCACCGGGATTTATCCGGGACTGATCCTTCTTGAGAACATCGTTCTTGAGCGTCTCACCGCGCTGGGAGTTTACACCACGATCGCCACATGCAACTCCTCGGGTACTCTCCAGGACGTTGCCGGTGATGGTGTGACCGTCAGTGGTACGGTTGTGGCTTCCGGTGCCTATGACATCACCGTCTCGGGTATCGATTCCAGCGACGAAGTTCGTCTCACCTATTACTACCAGTACGATCTTCCGGTTAACGCCACCACAGGCGAGAAGACCGGCGTTTCGGAAATGGATGTTGAAGTCGCACAGGAGACCGTGACGGCCATCGATTTCCCGATTCGTACTCGGTACAGTGTGGGTGCGTCGATCGATCTGCAGAAGGCACACGGGATTAACCTTGAGGATGAAATGGTTAAGTATCTCGGTGGCTCTGCGAAGTTCGCCATCGACCAGAAGGGTCTGGAGATGATGGTTGCTGCCGGTGTTGGTGCCAATGCCGCGACTGCGGTCACCAACTGGGTCGCTTCCATCCGTTCGGGTCAGGCATGGGCTCTCCATTGCCGTGAATTCGTTGATCGTCTCATCCAGGGATCGAACAACATCTTCACGAAGACCAAACGTGGCGTCGCCAACGTTTGCATCTGCGGCAATAACGTAGCCCGCGTGATTCGCCAGTTGACCCCGGGATTTGGACTCGAAGGCGCGTTCAAGCCCACATTCAACTGGGAAAAGCAGATGCCGACAGGCCCGATCGTTATCGGCAATGTGACTTCCGTGAACAACATGGTGGTTGTCCAG